CATCATTATTGCTTATTGAACCATTACCTCCACCACCTGTTCCACCAGAACCTGCAGCAGAATTTTGACAACCAGCACCACCACCAGCAGCATAAGTAACAGAACTACCAATAATTGAAACTGCTAATCCATCAGCACCATCTCCACCACCTGATGTAGAACCATCATCTCCTTGAGCAGAAGCACTTCCTCCACCTCCTCCTGCAAAAACCCCACTTACATTATTTATACCTATACCACCTGCATATCCTTGACCTGTAGTTCCAGATGACCTGCCACCTTCTGTTGTAACTCCGTGACCTGCTCCACCTCCAGAACCACCATCATCTCCAGAATAATCTCCCCAAGAAGCATACGATGCACCTGCACCCCCTCCTATTGATGTTAAAGTTGCTATTCCAGTTGCAGTAATAGATGAATCAGTTCCGCTTGTTGACATTGGTTGTGAACCACCTCCAACACCAGTTGTTCCTGTACCACCAGCACCAACAGTAAATGTATAAGTTGTGTTTAATAGTACTACATCAGATTCAGCAGAAGAACCTCCACCAGATGTGCTTCCGTATGAAGTTCGCAGACCACCTGCTCCTCCTCCACCACCTGCTCTATCTGTACCTCCTCCAGCACCACCTCCAGCGATTACTAAAAAGTCAGCAGTATCTCTTGCACCGTGATAATAAAAACCACTTGCAGTATATTTTAAAATTGTATCACTACCATCTGTAGTTATTGTAGGTGAACCTGAAGTAAGTCCACTATATACTGATGTAGGTAATCTGAATACGACCAATCCTGAAGCTCCAGCTCCACTTACCTGACTACCATAATTATATTGTCCAGCACCACCACCTCCAGAACCTGTATTTACTGTACCATCTGAACCATCAGAAGACTCATTACCTCCATCTCCACCTACACTTGAACCTCCAGGTGCATTATATGTTGTGCTTGGATAACTTCCTCCACCTCCTCCTCCTGCATAATTAGAAGATGAGCCAATAATACTTACACTTAAACCATCACCACCAACACCTGCATTAGTTGAGGCATTTCCACCAACAGAGCCAGCTCCTCCACCTCCTCCTCCTGAATTACCAGAAGCAGAACCACCAGAAAAACCTTGATTTGCTGTACCAGAACCTAACGAACCTCCTAAATGTCCAGCACCACCTCCAGAACCACCTGATTTTGCGTTTTGGCTGGTTCCTGCACCACCCCCACCTCCTACTGAAGTGATTGTAGTTAGTCCTGAAGCTGCAATAGATGAATCTACACCATCATTACCTGCTAATGCATCACCTACTCTTGCTGCACCTCCAGCACCTACTGTTATAGTATAATCTACACCCTCTACTAAATCTATTGATGATTCATTGCTTGAGCCACCGCCACTTGTAGAACCATAAGATGTACGAAGCCCTCCAGCTCCTCCTCCACCACCTCTATTAGTTCCTCCAGAACCCCCTCCTGCTATTACAAGAAAGTTGGCTATTGCTTGAGCAACTGCTGCTAAAGAACCAAAATTAATACCTTGTCCAAACATACTATGTTTTTATGTTATATTTTAACTTGCTATTTGTGAAATACTATACCAAAATTCTGTTGCACTTATACAAGTAATTTGATAGAAGTTTTTAGTTGAACTTGTGTCATCATATTCACCTGCTATTCTGTTAAATGTACCAGCTCCTCCACCTACTGTCCAAGTATCTGCTGTATATGTACTTCCTGCTCCTGTTACTATTATTGTTTTCGTTACTCCTATTTTAGGGTTTGTTATGTTAAATGTAGTATTCGCATTAGGCGTTAGTGTAAATACTTGTGCTGCGTCATAATCTACATCTACAGTAGCACCTGCTGTTAACGCACTACTTGTTGTAAACTCTGCATCTACTTTTTCAAAACTTACAGAATCATCTGCTAATTTAGCTGTTGTTATATTTGAATCAGCAATATGAACTGTATCAACTGCTCCATCTGCAATTTGAGGAGAATCTATTGCATCATCTGCAACCATTGCATTTTCTACAGCGTCATTTGCTATTGTCAAAGCTCCCGCTGAAACAGTTGCATCTCCACTTATCGCAAGTGTTGTACCGTCACCAAAAAGTGAATATATTTCATTAATGTTTGAGTTTGTTGATTGCATTGCTGTTCTTAATGGGTCTCCCGTCCCATCGTTTGCTGAACTTCCTACGTTAATTACTGTTTTTGCCATTTTATTTTATTTTAATATACTGTTGCGTCTGCTGTTAAAGTTGTGCTATCTGCACTAAATAATGTCGTATCTACTGTCAAGTATGAGCCATCTGCATCAAACGGATAAATTATACCCCATCCATTCGCTTCATTAACGCTTCCAAACCAACTTACACTATATACTGAACCAAATCCCATTTTCTTATACTGGATAAATTATTCCCCAATTATTAGATTCACTATCATTTCCCCACCAACTTACACTATATACGCTTCCAAACGACATTTTTTATCTTTTTTAAATAACTACTTAATTTAAATTCGTTTTCTTTTTTAGGTTTATATGTTTGTTTCTTCTTTATAGTACCCATCCTGTAAAATTAACATCCCTCTCTGGATACATTCCACCATCTTGATTTCCTATATAATCAGGATATAATTCTAAATTATCATCTATATAATCAATAAACCTTTTAGCATAAAAATCTGCTGTTTCTGTAGCATGTCTAGTTAATTTTGTTATCTCTGATTCTGATACAGAAGTAGCATTTTCGCTATTATGTTTATATATACCTCCATTACTAATTTGATAAGCAGCATAAGGTAAATACGTTGCTTGTGTGTACCAAATAAGCATTGGTTTTATATAAGTATTAACTAATGTTGAATTATTAGCTGTTAATGTGTCGTTAATTACTTGAGTTTGTAATGTATCATACAATCTAGTACCAAGATAGTTTTGTATAACAGTATCTTGAGCTACTTCAACAAACTGTATAAGTTTATCAGTATCTACATTACCGTCTATTATAGACTTTCTTTTTAACTCTTCTAATGTTATAAATAATGCTTTCATTTCTTGTAATTTGGATGATGTCCTTTGTTTGCCATATCTTTTGGTGCAATTTCTACTTCAGGAGCGTTTTTAGGCTCTTTTAAGCCATCTTTTATTGCTTCTGACTCATTGACAAGGTTGCTATCTGAAACCTTCTTCTTATACACCTTTAATTCCCAATAGTGATGACAATTAACACCACCTTTATATTTAAATAATGAATAGTTCTGTCCTTTATGACCTAATTCCTTATTTACACCTCTAAAAGACATCATATTTATATCTTCTTTTCTAAATACAAGATTTTGTCCTGTTAATGTTTCCATTCTCATACAAAACCTTCTACTATTAGCTGAATTTCTTACAGGAGCATAAGAATAACGAACCTTATATGTTGAATTGTCTTGTGATGAAGACTTATTAGGTTTAGCGTCATCTTTTGATACTTCTGCAAGTTTAGTAAAGTCAAACTCTGCTTCTGTATCTTCTACTTTTTCTGTATGCACTAACTCCCAATCGTTTTCATCTACTTTTTCCCCTAATGACTCTAGTTGTGATAATAAATCATCTCCCTGTTCATCATCAAAGTCATTCTTTTCTTGACTTGATAGCTTTTCACCAGTTTCTTCCTCTCTTTTTATCTTTGTCTCTATATTATCAAGCTGTGTAAACTCAATTGGTTGTAGAGTAACAAAATAAAGATTAAGATTTATACCATTAAATGATAATAGTTCTTTAAAAGAGTTGATTAGTAAGGTTTGAAATGGTCTAATAACAATATTATCCATTAAAACACTTGCTGTTCTTAATTCTTCTGCATTATTACCAAAACCAGTATTATCCTTAATACCAAGTAATATAGGAGAAACAACACCATGACCAATCATTATCTTTTCTCTTGATTCTTTAGCTAAAAACTCATATTGTGCATGAGCATCAGGTAAATGAATAGGCTCTACTGTTGATTGAGCTTCACTATCTTCATTAAAACATAATATAAAT